CTCCTGTAGGATCTAAAATTTCTTTTGCTCTTGATATGCCAGATGCGGCTCTGTTGACTGATCTTACTTTTATTATTTCTTGTGATGCACTTAAAGGCACAACCTGATAGTCTTCCGCAGTTACCATTCTATTTTGTGAATAATAAACCTGTGGTGCTTTTTCTCTGATAGAATCGTTTGATTCTGTTGCCGCTGAATTATATATCGACGACTTCAAAGACAAACTCATTGTAAGAGTTTGTTGGCTTCCGTTCACATCTGTGTATGGAACTGAAAGTTGCACATTTCTCATATCAGTCGGCTGAATTGAATATTTTGCATTGTCACTTACCCTATAATACATTCTAAATGTTCCTAGAGGTAAGTTTGCAAAATTTCCATCACCGAAGACCAAGTCAATTGCGTCATCTACTTTTGTAACTACATTGTAAATATTTCTTTCTTTTTTTGCTAAAGAATTATAGATGGCATTATTGCCTGCAAGTGCAGGAACTTTTTTCCATTCCTCAAAAGGTTGTCCGAATTGATCTAATTTGTATAACCATATATCTGTGTCATTTACGTTTGATGTGCTGAAACTTTTAACAAAATTTGTAATCGCTGTGTCTACAGTAAAGTCAACATTTTCCATTGTGCCTTGTTTAAACAAAAAGAAGAATCCTGTGTTGTTTGATGAATCTCCAGATCCGTCTGATCTGTATGCGTAAGTTAACCCAGTTCCTTCGATTGGTTTTGCTTCATATATGCTTTCAGAATCTAGGATAGTTGAAGGCACAATCTCAAATCCTCTGTTTATACCGCCAACAGTTTTTGTAAAATTGAATATTGGTAAATCTAATTGATTTGAACTTAAAGTATAAATCTCAGTGTTGATGCCACCTATTGTTCCTGACTCTCTAGGACTTCCAAATAATTGCCCTGTTTGATTTGCGGCATTCATAATTGCAATAAATTGTTCTCTATAATTCGAATTGACAGAGTCGTTCCAGATGACTGTTGAATTTGCTATGTTTGTGCCAGTGGAATCTAAAACATCTTCCGTAGTAGATACTGAATTTATTTTTAGAAGTCCGGTTGCTGGTTTATTTCTACTTGCATTGTAGTTGATTAACCTTGCTAATCTTAAAATACTATTTCTTCTTTCTGCAGTTTCTAGAAAGTTTTCTCTAGCATTTAAATCTATTCTGAAAGAAAGTGCCTGTGAAATATATGCTATCAAATCTATTAATGCAACATACTCAGAACTTTCTACAAAATCATTAAAATCATCTGGGTAATTTTCCCTGATGTAAGCCACCATTGTTCTACGTAAAGTTTCAAAATCGTATGATTTAAAGTCTGCCTGTTGGAAGGCCTGATAGATCTTTCTCCAGTCCTCTGCAACTAATAATCTGTTCTGTCGTTCTGTAGTGGCCATAGTGTTTGTATGGATATTTATATACTTAATTAAGTGCGTATATTAAGATAGGCGTAATAACGAATTTTCATCGAATCTAAATGCCAACTTTTCCGTGATATCTAATGGAATATATTTCAATGTGGCCTGTATAGCGATTCCGTGATCTGCTTCAACAACCGTGATTTCTTCCGTGCCTATACGTGGATCCGCATTTAAATTTGCAGTGATGTCTTCCGTAATGGCATCTTTCAATGCTTCTGTGAACGGCTCAAACAGCAAATCGTAAATTATTGTACCAAATTCAGGATTCTCCACCCTTTCGCCCTTCCGTACCGACAAACGGTTTATGAGATCCTGTTTGGCACACTCAAAATCATAAACCTTAAAGTTTTGGTTCTCTGCTCGTGATGAAAATCCTTTGAATGTAACTGTGTTGTTACCTGATGCTGTACCTGTTCCTGAACCTGATCCGTATGCCATTTTTAATATTTATGTCCTTTATTTTACCAAAATTTAAACTTACCTATTGCACTTGAAATACTGCTAACAACATTTGCCGCACTCTGTCTGAAGGCAGTTGCTACCTGCGTAATTCTTCCCGCCGCTGTACCTCGTAATGATGGTGGCAGGTTATTAGCAGATGATCTACCTAATATTGTACCTGCAAGATTGGATGCAACACTAGTAATCTTGCCTGCTACAACTTTGGTTGTTAAAATTTGTTTGATATCTCCTGTTTTCAAATTATCTACCACACTAGAAACTTTATATATGTTGTTGTAACTTTTAGTGAATGAATCGGATAATTCTTTTAGTTTTACAGAATTAAATTTAGTTAAAGTTTTCATTTCGTTAGGATTATTGATGTCTACACCCTTGGATTCAAGTAACCCTTTGTCTGTGAGATATTTTTTCTGATCTGTAAAAAATTGTAGTTGTTTGATGTAATCTACATCACTTTCTCTGTTTTGTTGTGCCATAAATTCCAACGTGCCTGGTGTCTGTGATAATTGTTTCCATTTAACCGGATCTTCCCATTGTGAAACTGTTTCGTAGATTCCCGATGGTGCTCTAGCAAACGGTTCATGAGTCACAAGATTCGGCACAGTAGTTTTTGTTTTTTTAGTGTTGGCTTCTAATACTCCGCCCACGCCTACAGTAAGGTTTACATCGTTCTGAGTTTCGTCTGTGACGATACCTGCCGCTTCTGGTGTCAACCATGTTGGTCCCCAACTAGAACTTGCAGGGACTGAATTGAAATGTATCTGTCCACTCGCCGCTAAATCTATTCTACCGCCGGCACCGTGCATCTGTCCACCCCCTGCGTAGGACGAAATACTACCACTGGCGAATGATGTGATTGCACCTCCTTGAGAAGCATTTGCAATACCTGTCTGACCAATGTTCATTATGTATTGAGCATTGTTTACCATATCAACTTCCGCTGTAAATTTAATACTGTGTTTTGCGTGGAAGTTTATATCTCCCCCTGAGTGCATATCAAAATTTCCATCTGATCTTAAATTAAATCCATCTTGGGCGTATATGTAAATTTTTCCATCACTGCTCATTTCAAAATAACTGTTACCGGAACCATTTGCTATGTAAACAACACCCGCGGTGTCGTGCATCAATAATTGGTGTCCAGATGCTGTACGCAGTCTTGTCAGTTGGTTGTTGCCATTAACATCGCCGTCATCCATTACAAAAGTGTGTCCAGTGTCTCTAACAACAAAATCTGTTTGAGTTGTGTCTTTGGCACCAACTTTTTCTTTTGTGGATCCTGTGTTTTTCCTACCAGGAGTGCTTATTCCGAAAACCTGGCTTGGTGTTTCTCTTCTTGCAGAAGATGAGGTTGTACCTCTCACGGTGTCGCCTATAAGGCCTTGTGCTTTCAAAGTTTCCGCAAATGGGTGTATTGGTTTTGGAGTGCTGTCATAACTGTTAGCCACAAAGTTTGGCGATGCTCTGTTGACCTCACCTGCAGGCACATTCTTTGTGCCATATGTTGACATCTTATCAACACCGGCATTTTGCATTTCGTTTGGATTGCTTACATCCAGGCCTGTGGTTTTATCCATTGTATTTTCACTAGATGCAATACCCGGAATCATATGGTTTGTGTAAGGATCCTGTATACATCCTATCCAATATCCTTGTGACAATTTTCCTTCAGCAAAAATGACCAACACTCTTGTTTCTAGGTCCGGTGGAATGGCCCAAAAACCATATGAATGTTGTGATCCGTCATAGGTCCTGCTGTTTGGTTTGTTGTATATGGATGCTTTTGCTCCATAAAAAGGCATAAGATAATCAACGGTGTACAATTGGTTGAAATTAGGATTTTGTGTTTTAACTAGATCGGGAATAGATACCTTTAAACGACCCATCCTCGCAGGGTCAATGTTTCCTTTTACGATACCTATATACGGACCTGGATTTTGTGGCGACCAGTCTTGACTGGCACCTGGTGGTACTGGCGTTGATGCATCACCTTTTAGATGGTCACTTAAAATTTTAGACATTAAAGAAGTCCCTTATTCTTTTTGATGTTCGTGCTACTGTTTTAAAAATCTTGCTGTCTTTGACTTTGGCAAATAAAGAATTAATTTTATCCTGCACACTAAAAATTTCAGCACCCATGGCAATATAATCGGCAGGTATATCACTTTTGTGTACAATGTGTACAGTGCCGTCTTTTTTATTAAGATATCTGTATTGTCTCATTGGTGACGATATTTTAACTCCTTGGTTATTAAATCTTACTAGTTTCAAAATATTTCTATAAGATCCATTATCAAAACTATGTTCTATTTGATATACTCTATATAGTCCGGAGAAAGTTGCTGACTGATCAGACTGGAGTTCATATATTCCTGTTTTATCATTTAAATCTGTAGGCATTCTAAAATTCAAAAGAATAATAGGATCTGCCAATTCAGGATTGTAGCATTTCAACTCGTTGTTCCAAACCGAATCAAGTCCTGCTCTCCAATACGAAATATCTTTGTCCTCGCTCACACCCGGTCCAAACATTTGTGGATTTGCTGGTATGAATTGTGACTGGCCTAACCATGCAGGGTCACCTAAAATTTCCATGTTAATTGTTACCATATCTGCCTCTGGATTCGCCAAGTAATCTAGAAAATTATCTAGTTCGGTAGTTTTATCGTTTGATAAATTATCTCCAGACTTTCCTTCTCCAACTTCTTGTCTTAAAAGGAAAGATTGATCTTCAAAGTGATCTTCTGAATTCGATACTCCGGCAGTCTTGACGTCGATCAACTGTATTTCATCATTGTTACGTTTTGTTTCACTTGCTTCGGACAATCTACTTTGGAAATAGGCCACTTTATAATTAATATCGAGATCTAAAATATCAATATTTTCTCCTGTGAAAATATAATTGTATGTTTTGTGTACAAAGTTTTTAAAATTATCACCTGTGCTGACTCCAGGTATTGCAAGACTATAAGCATGGATCATCAATGGTTCAACAACAAACTTTATTATTTTGGCGTTAGTTGCCCTTTTTGGATCAAATCTATTTGTAGGAATCACAGTGCTTCTTATTTGATATTTTTTATAATACCATCCTTGTTCTTTAGCGGCATCATACACACCTTGATTTGTAGATCTAGATGATAAAATTGTTTCAACCTTCTGCTTCCATTTATCAAAGTCGTTGTATTTTTGCTTTGGATGGCCCTTCATTATCTGATCGAGTATCGACGTGATGTGGTCGTTTTTACTAAATTTCAAAAACTCAAGAGACTCTTTATCAACTTGCACTCCTCCGTGATGCATTTCTCTTTTGACGTATGAATCCAGTTCTATTTCTGTTGTATCCGGCTCAAAGTACTTGTCTATGCTAATTTGATACTCGTCCGCTATACCAATCAATCCTTCTTCTTTTGTATCTTCGTTTTGTTTGTTTAAAATATCTTGTAGTTCTATAACTAATTCGTTTAATGTTCTATTTTGTGTTGTAAGTGTTCCGGCGGTTCTTGGATAGGCAAATCTATTTACATATCCAAATTCGGAAAAAGGAATTGCTTTTACATTGTAGACAGAGCCACCTTGGTTAATATCTATTCTCATATCAACCAACTTAATTGGTATCACACGTTTAGTGGAATGTAATGGTTGTACAACATTTCCCAATTCATCAAATCCTGTGAATTCCAAAGTAAGCAAATATGGTGCGTCCAAATGATCCAGATAATCATTATTTGCCGCGGCCGCTCTAATTCTATCTATCAAAGATATTCCAAACGGTTCCATTATTTCCATGTTAATATCAGTAACATTTGTCAAACGTCTTTTACTATTATGTGGATTAACACTGTTCATTGTTACATTTCTAAAATACAAGTCTCTGTTTTTTTTGAAGGTTGCTCTCGCCTTGTCTAGGGTCTTTTTCATTCCCTTGTTTTTTTCCAGTAATTGTTGGTTATCTTTGGACAAAGTCTCACCTTCCCCTAAAGATCTTTCATCCATAGGCCCGTATCCTCTCTGATTTTCATCAGGCCCGATTCCGCTACTTCGTATTATAATATCATGTGGCTTTGAATTTAAAAGAGTTGTAGTGCTTTCGAGGTCAGCACGTGACAGAGCAGAAAGGGTAAAAAGTGGATTGTAACTTGCGTACTGATGTAATACATTTGGTTCTGAGACATTTGCTAAACGTTTAGTTGTTTTTTTATCTCTGTCGTCACCAATGCTGGTTTTTAGAAATCCCTTTGAACCAGACGTGTTCATGGAACTGAAATATTTTTTTGCCTCACCTATATTTTGGTAGGATTCTGCACTCTTATTTTTGATTTCCCCGAATTTTTCTTTGTAATCTCTAGGACCCCTTACTCTAGCCATTCTAGACTCCTAAATCTTTAAGCAGTAATTCTTTTTTTGGCAACTGGATTGTAACTCCTATTTTGAAATCATAAATTGGGTCTTCTATCTTGTCAGGATTACGTTGAGCAAATACCCACCACAATCTTGGAGTTCCATACAAGTCATATGCTAAAAGGTCTGGCCTGTATGCATAAGTTCTTTCTATTGTGTATGATTGATCGTCTTCCTCGACAGTGATTGTTCTCGGTGTTAGGATTTCCAAATTATCTGCTGTCATTGGTGTATCAAAATATGGTGATGTTCTAGAATAACTCGACATTAGATAAATCCTATTTCGTTAGTGCCTTTTCCGTTTAGTTCGCCTCGAACAAATTTTGACATACTAAAGTTCTTGACAGAATCTCTAGAGTAGATAGGAGATACTAGAACCGATATTGTTGACAACGTAGGCGCCCAGGTTGAATCTTCTTGTTGATAATCAATGTTAGAGTCTGATCTATAAACATCCGATTGTTGTGTTGAAATGTAATCTATTCCTGATCTAAGTTCAACGTTAAATGTGTTAATAACTACCGGAACTTTGTTAAACATATGATCACCGTATCCGTATAAATGAAATACAGGAGGTGGGTTTCCTTTTAAACCGTAACCTTCTTCTGCTCCAAAAAACATTTTTGAGGCAGTTCTTAAAAAATTTACTGTTGCCACCCAATGTTTTGCATCCTGTTGATTCTGTACAGGAAATTCTCCAAAGATGTTCATTTGATCAACCTGTGAATTTCCATATTGATAATGCGGATAGTTACTATGTGTTTGTTCCATGGCATTGTAATTTGATGAATACTGAATTACAATGGACGGTGTCAAAGGCCAAAACATTCCCATTTCTTCTCTTAACGGTTGAAGCAGTTTGTTGTTCTCAAAGAAAAATGCTTCTAGTGGAGATCCTGTTGGCACTTTTAATTTTACACGCCAATCTTTTTTGGAATCTCTACCACTCCATTTTGCTCTTGCATTTACGATCCTCGAATCCCTTCTAATACCAGAACTAAACAAACGTCCTATCGTTCGATTATAAACGCCCTCTCCAACGTTTTTAACCACGTCACCCAACCCTATGTTTGGTCTTGTATTTTGGTCCTGAAATGCCATATTTTTTTGGTTGCTTTCCTTTGTTAAATTTTGTATACTTTAAACATATTTATAGGCACAATTATAGGCGTATTTAATTCCCCTTACGGCACCATTTAACAGACCTGTTTGTGGTCACTTTAGCGAAATAGAAGAGATAATTATGAAGAGAGTGAAATACCTAAACAATCGAGATCTGTTGGCACAAATACACGCCAGCAAAAATACGTACTGTTCATATGTGGCTCCGGAGGACTCACAGTACGATATCATTGTGCCCAATCTAAAAAAAATTAATCCTTCGGCGATAGCCAAAGCCAGAAAAGCCAAAGCAAAAAGACTCACACAACGAGCATGGGAGGAAGCAAAAGCATCTGGTGATAAAAAAATTAAATTGACAAACTGCACTGTGTCTCCAAGGAAAATTGACAAGACGGATTTGGTATTTAGAGTCAACACCTATGATCACATACCAATGGATTCGGGAAGAAAGAAAAATCCTAAGCAAACATCGGATCATCATGCCAAAGTAAACTTTCCGCCTTTCCAACATTATAGATTGGACAAAAAAGGCAAACTAAAATGTGTTGGCAAATCACACTGGATAGGTGGGATGAGCAATGGTTACTTTTCTGTTGATCACGGAAAAATTACAAACAGTCTTGCAATGATGTTTATGAAATTGTGTGAACGTTATGGCACACGAGCGAACTGGAGAGGTTACACTTATAATGATGAGATGCAATCACAAGCACTGATGCAATTATCACAAATTGGTTTACAGTTTGATGAAAGCAAATCAGAAAATCCTTTTGCATATTATACTGCGGCAATAACGAATTCATTCACAAGGATACTAAACATCGAAAAGAAAAATCAATCTATCAGAGATGACTTGTTAGAATTAAACCACATGATGCCTTCGTTTACTAGGCAAGGAGAAAATGAAAGAAATACGATTGCCTACAAAAAACGTATGGAGAATGCACACGGCGACGTGAAGATAGTGAACAAAACTGGTATTGCAAAACTGAACAAAAAATTAAAAAAGACTGGAAAAATTACTGAAGACGATTTTGATGACGTCAACTATAAAAAATATGACATGACAAATCACAAGGCGCCAGTTAAAAAGAGATGGTAAAATATGTTTTTTAAAAAAGTTGCTTGTTTTACAGACATACACTTTGGAATGAAAGGCAACAGTCGTGTACACAATGACGACTGTGAAGCATTCGTGTATTGGTTCATTGAGCAGGCAAAAGCACACGGTTGCGAAACTTGTATATTCCTAGGTGACTGGCATCACCAAAGATCGGCCACTAACGTTTCCACAATGAACTACACAGTTTCTAATATGGAAAGATTAGGAAAAGCATTTGAAAAAGTTTATGTAATAATGGGTAATCACGATTTGTATTATAGGGAAAAGAGAGAAATTAATTCTATGGAGTACATAAGAAACATTCCAAACATACAACTTGTTAACGAATGGATTGTCAAAGATGACGTTGCAATAATTCCGTGGATAGTAGGAGATGAATGGAAAGTCATAGAAAAAATGACACAAAAATATGTGTTTGGACATTTTGAACTTCCATATTTTAAAATGAATGCTATGGTAGAGATGCCAGATGTAGGAACAATAAAGACAGAACACTTTGCCAATTGCGGAATGGCGTTCTCAGGACACTTCCACAAAAGACAACAAAACGCAAATGTAACTTATATGGGTAATGCATTTCCACACAATTACGCAGATGCGTGGGATGACGAACGTGGCATGATGGTGCTAGAATATGGTGGACAACCAAAATACATCAATTGGCCCGATATGCCAAGATACAGAACAATCAAGATATCTGAATTATTAGAAGATCCTGAAAAACATCTCAAGCCAAAAATGTATGTAAGGGTTACTCTTGATATAAAAATAAGTTATGAAGAAGCAAATTTTATAAGAGAAACGTTCATTGACAAATATAAATTAAGAGAACTGCAATTAATTCCAGAACAACTTGATCAAGCACAACAACCAACAGTCGAAGTGCAAAAGTTTGATAGTGTGGATCAAATTGTTATTAAACAATTACAAGGTGTAGATTCTGAAACATATGACAAAAACATATTGACAGCAATTTACAATGATTTAGATGTTAACAATTAGAGAACTTACAGTAAAAAATTTCATGAGTGTTGGTAATGCCACACAAAGCATAAATTTTGCCAATAAAAATTTAGTTTTAGTGATTGGTGAAAATTTGGATTTGGGTGGAGATGATGCCGGTGCTAGAAATGGTACTGGTAAGACTACAATCATTAATGCACTCTCTTATGTGTTCTTTGGCGAGGCACTTACAAACATAAGAAGAGACAATCTTGTTAACAAAACAAACGAAAAGGGTATGTTGGTGAGTGTGAAGTTTGTAAAAAATAATATTGAATACACTATCGAAAGAGGTAGGAAGCCTGGCATATTCAAATTTTATGCAAACGACATCGAACAGAACATAGAAGGTAATGAAGCACAAGGCGAAAACAGAGAAACACAACAAGAAATAAACAAACTGATTGGTATGACCCTTGCCATGTTCAAAAACATAATTGCATTGAACACGTACACTATGCCATTTTTAGCAACAAAACAAGCAGAGCAAAGAGAAATAATAGAACAGTTGCTCGGTATAACATTATTATCTCAAAAAGCAGACTTGTTAAAAGAAAAAATGAAGGCAACCAAAACAGAAGTAATAGAAGAAAAATATAAAATAGATTCAAAAATAGCATCAAACGAAAAAATACAGGAATCTATAGAAAGTTTAAAAATTAGATCAAGTGCATGGCAATCACAAAAAGATGATGATATATCAAAATTCAAAGAAGCAATAGTAGAGTTAGAAAAAGTAGATATAAAAGCAGAACTTGATGCACACAAAAGATTACAAAAGCATAATGAAAATTATATAAAACAATTGAGTTTGAACAAGGAAAAAGCATACCACGAGGACAGTTTAACAAAAACACTACAAACAATTACAAAAACAGAAGCAGATTTGGAGTTTGCCAAAGATGCAAAATGTCCAACTTGTGAACAGTCGCTCAATGATGAAAAACACAAACATTTGAACAAACAACTCACTGACACAATAACAGAAAACAAGCAATACAGCGACAAAATAAAAAGTGATCTTGCAAAATTACAACATGACCTAGACGAAATAGGAGATCTAGGACAGACCCCAGACACGTATTATGACAGTATTGACGAAGCATACAATCATAAAGGTTCGTTGAAAGACTTACAAAGACAACTGGAACAAACTGAAACTAAAGAAGATCCGTATGCTGAGCAAATAGAAGAACTTACCAAAAAAGCAATACAAAAAATTGATTACACTAAAATTAATGAAATGGAAGACTTGCACAGACACCAGGAATTCCTGTACAAGTTATTGACTGCAAAAGATTCATTCATAAGAACAAGAATAATCGAACAAAACTTGACATATTTGAATCAAAGGTTGGCACACTTCTTAGGCAAAGTAAAACTACCACACACAGTTGTTTTCCAACCAGACTTAACCGTGCGTATTGAAGAACTTGGTAGAGAACTAGACTTTGACAATTTAAGCAGAGGTGAAAGAAACAGATTGATCCTAAGTTTGAGTTGGGCATTCAGAGATGTATGGGAATCACTTTATCAACAGATCAACTTGTTGTTTATTGATGAACTTGTAGATGCTGGTATGGATATATCAGGTGTTGAAAGTTCCATGGCAGTGTTGAAAGAAATGAGCAGAACACAACAAAAAAATATATTCTTAATATCTCACAAAGACGAGTTGGTAAGCAGAGTAAATTCAGTGTTAAAAGTTGTGAAAGAAAATGGGTTTACAAATTATGCTAATGACGTTGAGATAATAGTATGACGATTCTAATAACTGGCGGTAATGGTAACTTATCTAATTGTTTGAAAGAATATATAGATGGTGACTTCTATGGCAAAGATATGCTGGATCTAACTGATAGAAATTGTATTAAAAATCTTCCGCTATACGACATACTGATCCATACAGCAACAGGAACAAACATAAACACCAATCTACAATTACTTTATTCGAAAGCAAAAAAAATTTTTGCATTTACAAGCAAACGAGGGACCTTTTTAAATTGGAAACAAGCAGATCATTTAGAATACGGCATAGAAAAATTAAATTTAAATTTCATAACCTACAGACACAATTTACAAAACCGTAATGCTCAATTGTTTGAGCCAGGACACATGGAATCAATAGAACATTATGATGCTGTTGCTAAAAAATTTAGTGAATTGTATAAGAATTGGAAATTTGAAAAAAATATGATTTACGATTTATCCCAAAATGGTTACATAGGATATTAACTATATCTCACGTACAGACTTATTCTGCCATCCTTTTCAATTTCTTCTACACCATGTTTGCTATAGATATTGTTGTACAATGCATAACCATAATTTGCTTTGAACGGAAAAGTATACAATAATTCGCCATCTGAATCATACAAAGATGTACCTTCATTGTCATTGCTTAGATATATTTGTAAATGTAACTTTATTCTTGGATCATCAACGTGCGGAGATAGTTTATAACCTTTCCCATCAATCCAAACATCTACAGAATCAAATTTAAATTTGGATTTAAATTTTTTTTCCAATGCCTGAGTTATGTTAGAGTTCATAAAAAATATTTTAAGTTTTTTCAAATCTATATCATCATCACGAAGTTTGAGTCTGTTCAATTGTGTTTGATTTTCTAATTTTTCAAAATTTTCT